TTTATCATAATTCCAATAGCCATCTACTTTTCTGATTTTTAGTTTAAAGTTTGCACCTTCCCAAAAATCAAATGGGTTAACAGCCTTTTCATCTTCAAATGCTGGGTTCATTGCTTCAGTAATCTTATCAAAGATTTTCTTACCGAATTTAAACAAGAACACCTTGCCTTCATTCTCTGGATGTTTAGGATCAGATACTACAAAGATATTAGAATAGTAAGATAACTTTCTTTTTCTCTTTCTAGCAATTTCTTTATCGGCTTCTATGCCTGTATTCCACAACCTTGTGTTTTCTTCACTAACAGGATCCTTTTTGTTTAGTGTAGTTAAAGAGTTTTCAATATACCATTGACCACCTGGTCCTTGAAACGCATGATTCCAGACTCTTTGCCAAGGCATATCTTCGCCTTCTATAGCAGGTAAGAATCTTAATACTGCGTAACCATTGCCAGACTTATCTAGTTCAGGTTTCCATAACCTGTCGTCTTGGTACTTGTTTTTCTTTTCGGGTTGTTCTATTGTGTTTTCTAACTTCTTTGTTAGTATGTCAAAATTTGATTTTGACTTCTTTAGGGCTTCTAATGCACTTGACATTGTATTTTACTCCTTGTATATATTGTTGTACGTATTTGTATTAATGTATATTTAATTGTAAATATAATATTATTTATACATTTTTTACAGTTCATTTAGCAATTATATCACTTTTGACTCAATCTGTCAAGCAGCTGTGCCTGTGTGATATATGTTAAATTCTTCTCATTTCCCAATAGTTCTTTATTAGTGGGTTTATCGTCATCTGACTTATTGACTTTATAAAACGACACGTTAGGGTTGTCTTTCAATACTCGTAACCACTCTGCTTCCCATACGCCTGTAGGACTAGGTTCATAATGTGCTGATGAGTAGTTTTTAGTACCCTTGTAGATGTTGTTATATAATTTTGTATCTGATACCAAGTCCATACCTATCATATAGACTTCGGTAGGTTTATCATACTTACATGCAACATGGCCTGCTGTAGCACCAGCATGATATCCTGGGTCTTCCCATTCTTGTGTCTTATCGCCGTCTGTAATCCAAGATACATAGATGTGGGTGTTGTCAATATTTTTCTTATACTTCGTGCCGTCTTCTTTTCTTATCGTTGCTTCACCTTTGATTGTATGAGCATTCATAACATAGTAATTTGTTGGGCCATCATTTGTTATCAAACTATCTGCCTCGTCTTTGTCCTGTGTATGTAACATACCTAGTACCATTGTATCATACATGTAGTTAGGCACTTTAGTCCACTCTCTAAAATAGCAAGGTATCTTATGAGCAATACCCTTGTGATATATTTCGTGTGTCATTGTGCTATCAACAGCAATCAATACGTCTGGTATAGGATTATCTCTATAGTAAGCATTACAGGCATATATCTTACCATGTTCTTTTAGTTTTGTCAAGTCAAAATCTTTACGACTTTCACCATTGCCAATAATAAAAACTCTATTCTTCATAACTATACCTTGTCTAGGCCATCTTTCATCAGCAGTAGGAAATCTATCTGCCTTGTTTCTTTTAGATTGTTCTAATCCTATTTTTAATAATTCTTCTTCTTTAGGCCATTCTTCATCAAAATATTTAACCATAATAATAATTCGCTAAACCTACAACTAATAGTGTAACAAGTATAGAGTTCAATACTAATAATGCTCTATCATGCCATAGATATCCTACGTATGCCCAACCTATAGTTCCAAACAGACCGAACCACATATCTATTTGAGGTATTGATCCAACACTTCTGGCTACAGTTGCAAATAATATAAGAAATACTGATACCCATTTTACATACCAAGACAGATCACCTCTAGGTGTAATCTTCTTAATAACTCTGCTACTGTTTAGTTTAGCAATCTTGTCATCTAGTTTTTCTCTTATTGGTTCTATTGTCATTTCTTTTTCTTTTTAGTTATATGTTTGTAATCTAGGTATTGTGAGCACCACTCATAAAAACTATCATTGTTGGCAGGCCAACATTGTGCAAACACTTTGTCCTTACGTTGCTGTCTATATTCTTCTCTTACTTGTTCCTCTGTTAACTTACCCTCTTCCATCTAACTCCTTCAAATTGTTTTCTTTCCATTCTTTAGTTGTATCAGGATGATCCCACTTCTCTATTTCTTCTTTTGTTCTACTGCAACCCATACAATAACCACTTTCTTCATCTATTGTACATATGTTTATACATGGTGGCGGTACATATTCGTTCACACAAATACCTCTTTCATTATAAACTTACATTTAGTAAGGTTAAACTTTATAAATGGTGATAGTTTCTTTATTTTAAACGATTTTTCAGGCCAGATAACTGTTTCAGCAATGTCTTTGTCCCATCTCTTAATAAAAGATAAAATCTTATCCAAGATGATGATTGTTTGTACTGATATTTTTTCAGATAGAAGTAGTCGTAGCAATCGTGGATGTTGCCCATTATGTACACGAAACACATCATCAAACAAAATAGAATTATCATTAATGACATTAGAAAGTAATACACAATCCCCTCTAAAATTGTACGTAAAAGATTGATTATACTTTCGCCACTTATTGTAAGTAGTTTCTCCATCTGCTCTAACTAAATTGCCTATCCATGTTTTTGAATTATGGAAGAAGTTACATATAAAATAATCTAGCATTTCTTCCTTTGTATATTTAGTTGTAAGTTTATGAAAGAAAAATCTATCATTACGTTTTAAAAATGTGTTAAATGATGAATTAACTTTGGCATTGTGCCTGTAAAAATCATAACTATCGGAAGTGAAGTGTAGTTTAATAGCCAAATATAATGTATAAGATTCATAACTGTTCATATAGGTAAGATCGCTGTGCTTGATCGCTCAACCAAGTTCAGTTTTTCTGCCTCTTCTTTTATCTTCTCTTTTAGTGACTTGTTAATTAAAGGACCTACAGACGCTGTGTCAATATCATTTTCTTCACAATATTTGAGTACGGCATCCATGTAGGATATTCTTTTCTCTTTTACTATTGCTTCTATTATCAAAGCAAACTTTTTACTATTCATCAACATTATAGTTTTCTGACTATGTGTTTTCTTAATGCTCTTGTTAGTTCTTCTAGTTTATCTATTATAGAAATTAGACTCGGGTCTGTTATGTACTGACCTTGTTCTTTTAATTTGTCATACTCACGCAATGGTATTGTAACCATAGATTGCTCATTTTCATAAGTCATATCTTGTTCGTGTGTATCGTTGCCCATAGGCACATTATTATCGCTCATAATTTATCCTCACTTTATTATAATATTATATCTCAATTAGACTAGTTTGTCAAGCTCTTATTGTACGGAAGTAAGATCAAAGGAATGAAACAGTACACATCTTTCAGAACCATCTGGTACATCTATTGTAGCAGCAGATTGTGTGCCGTCTTTACTTATATAATAGGTGACCATGTAAACAGGTTCACCATTCGCTTTCATACCTTCTCTTCCTAATGATAAGTTAACAGGATCTAAATTCATATGATCGGTATATGCTTGTATCTTTTCAGGTGTACCACATAAAATAGGTACTTGCTGAAACCATACACTACCTGGTGATGTCAGGTGATCTGCATATGTACTTGTAGCGAATAATAGTGTTATAAGTGTTATAAGTTTTTTCATTAGTTAAACCTTTCGGTCTAACTATTTATATTATTTCTTTCAAAAAACTCTTTTGTGTGCTTATAAAACAGCTCTTGGTGTTCTTTGATTTTGTCTTCGGTGTGTATCCACTCTTGTACAAAACCGTCTTCACACGTGGCTAATATAACAGTTTGTTCTATTTTGCGATTAGGGTATAGCTCTTCATACATTTTTGCATATGCTGAACATTGTAAAAAGTTAGCATAATTGTAATTAGCATCCCTTTGTTTTGTAGAGGTCTTAAAATCAACAACAGATAGTTTGCCTCTATATTCAGCAATACAATCTACTTGACCTGCAACACCTATTTCTTTTGAGTATAGGTATTCTTCTAAGCAATGTATATTGTTTAGTCTAGCAAGATATGGTTTCATTATTCTAAAAAGACCTAGTGGTGTAACAGCAGTTATACCTACTGACTTCTCGTCTTCGTTATTCAGGTGATTCTCAATTAAGGTATGAGTTGTCTTACCTCTATTGATAGCAGTTGTAGAAATATAGTTAGCCATTTTCTCGCCAACTGCATTTCGCCATGCCTGTAGACC